CCGGTAAGACGGCGGATGGCCTCGGCAATTTCGTCCTTGTTCGGAAGGTCGCTGAATTCCATGGCGATGGTCAGCAAGCGCAGGGAAACTTCCGGCGGCAGGCGGCCGGCCATCTGGTTCAGGCTTTCGAACATGACGCCGCGCAACGATCCGGCATAGTCCTGCTCGGAAACCATGAAATCGGCCTGGGCGCTTGTGATGTCGTTGATGAATCTGGTTGAACCGTCCGGCTGTTGCTCGGGCTGGTTGATCTTGATCCACTCAAGCTTGCCCTTGTTGCCGGTCAGACGAATGACCTTCTCTTGGGTGTAGAACTGCTCGATCAAACTCAACTGCTTCTCGCCGGAAACCTGAGTGGCGTAGCGCAGGTTATCGAATGGCTCGGTCGTGACTACAGAGCCCTGCAGTTGCCGCGCCTTGATGGCCTCGCCCGATACTGCATTGGTCTGGCGCCCCATGTTCTCCTGGGAGACGCCGGCAGACTTCTGAATACTTTGGGCGTCCAGCGTCATCATCTGGACTTGCCCGGTGGCGCCATCGGTATCGTGCCTGATAGTAAGCTCTGAACCCTTTTTACGGACGATCAGACCATCTGGGCGATCAGCCTCATCACGCAAGTTCGCCCAATCATCAGTCGCGTCATCGGTCGCAATGATCTGATTGGTGTTGAGCATGAACAGCGCCTTCGAGGCGCGCTTATTCAAGTCTTGCTGCAGATCGCGCACCCGGCGGATTGCGCCGTATGGCAAGCGGTCGCGGTTGCGGCGATAGCACCATACCGGTGTCAGCGAGAAACGATTGTGCCGATAGATAGACGGCCCCATAGACAGCATGTGCGCCTCAGTGCAAACGGCGAAATGCACGCGCATCATGATCCGGTCGACAATGGTTGAGCGGTCGGCCATAACAGCATGAGCCAATACCTGATCATGCTCATTGAAGAAGGCGCCCTTCATCGGCCCATCAGAAACCACCTTGCACATACAGGGATGGCGATACTGCGCCTCTATCAATTTGACTCGGCGGCGTTGCATATCGATCATCGACCCGGTGCCAGAGGCGGTAATCGTGCCTGATTCGTTCGAACTCAGGTTTTCGCCGAGATACCAGGAGTCCTCTTCCTCTTGAGCGCTGCAGGCGCCGGCATCCTCGCATGCCTGCTGCTGTATCTGGGCTTTACGCTCCGGGAACATCATCACGGCAATGTCTTCATCCACCCAGCGCCAGCGGAACAAATAACGCGAATCAGACAGGTCCAATTCATAGCCGGAAGAATCCCACAGCACATTGCGCCAGTCTTCGTAGCGCGAGTAGAGGATGTCCTGCGTTGGGTCGTCGCGTGCGCCGTCGTCTATCCAACCAACGCCACCCTTGACGGCATCGGCAAAAGCGCGCGATCGCAAATACGGGGTGCGGTTGATATCGCTGACGTATTTCAAGACCTTTGTTTTGACATCGGCCATCTGCACATCGTCTTCGGTGCGCGGCAGCACACGCCAATCGACACGCGAACGGCGCTCGGTGCCAATCAGCCAATCGATCATCGGCGCAACTTCATTCAGCACCAGCGGCATCTGGCCGCGATCTTTCAATGCAGCAGCGTCTTCGGGATCCCATTGCTCGTTGTCGTAGAACGAATGATCCATCGCCATTTCAAAGCGATTTGTGGATTGCTTCTCGCGCTCCAGGTAGAACCAGGACAACAGCTTTGACAGTAGATCCCTGGCCGGCTGAGAATCCAGAACGTTTTCAGGCGGCAATTCAGCAGGGAGATTCGCGCCAGCATCGAGCCAGTCGCTGTACTGATCGCCGGGCGCCTTGCCGCGAATGGAGCGAACTTCATCCATACTGCGGCGTCTCTGTTTCGAGGATGATGTCTTCGCCACCGATCTGAACACCATCGGCCATCAGCTTCATTTCGCCAATGGATGCGGACTGCAACTCGGGGTCGGGCGCGTGCGGCAGGCGGATTAGATCGCCAATTCCTTCGATGATGATGTTGGCGATGCGGAATGCGGTGCTGCTGCATTCATCCATGCCAAGAACCTCTGCAGCCTTTGCCGCCTGTTGTGCCAGGTAGGCGGTGTTCTCGTATTTGTAGGCCGCCGATTCGCAAACAACGAACCATGGGGAGCCTTGCGCCCGGTGGGCAGGAAGCAGAACCAGAGCCCGCTCATCATTGACCCATGTGTAAACGGCCAGAATATCCCCATGCAGGCGGTGGAAAGCGGCTTTGCGAAGGTCGAGACTGACGCCCATGGCTGGCTCCGATGTTGAACAAATCGGAGACTGCCATGCTTGCAACGTGGATTAAGAGACTGGAATTGGCGCAGCCCCTATTCTCTGCCGGGGCTGCTTGGCTGTTGTACAACACGGCTGGCGACTAAGGTTATTCACGGTTTCAATGGAGTGACCGCTGGGATACCAACCCTGATTTGTGAAACATCTAAATTCTAATCGCCATGCGTCTTGCGGCTGCTTTGCACATTACCCGGCAGCCATCGGGGTTAAACGGACGTCGAAACTATCCGAAAGGAGGATGCCGCCTCGAAAGGCGCCCGCATGTGCAGTACGGGAGCGTAAGCAGCCACCATTCAGCCATGCTTGCAACGAATCATACCGCCATAGCCGAACCCCTGCGCTTGAGTCCCTTGCTTGGAAGCGTTCCAGTAGCAAACGTGTTGCCGGCATCAACTTCCTGCCCCCACTGGCGGAAGGCGTCCGAACCGTGGCAATTGTCATCCTGCTGGTCTTCGTCGCTCCAGCACCCAAGTAGCTTGTTCCACTTCTTACGGTAGTTGCCCAGCCGCTTCAAGCCTTGGTCACAACCCTCTTCATCGAACCAGGCAGACGCAAACGCTCCACGGGTCGCCTGAATGCCGGCCATCAAGTTCGAGACACGCGGGACAACCTGGAAACGTTGGCCTGGCATCAACTCCTCGAGCATTTCCTTGAGCGTCTGGTTCGTGTCGGCCGTCTTCCCCATCCGCTTGTAGTCTGCTTCATGCGGCAGGTAGTGCGTGCCATAGACGTAATTGTGCTCCTGAGCCATGCGCTGCAGGTAGTTGGCGTAGTGAATCAGGTCTTCGCCGCTGTTCTCGTAGTAGCGCAGGAAACGATGCTGCAACGTGGCGTACTGGTGCCACCAAATCGTAGTCATATCACCACGGCCGATATCCCAGAAGGTATTGATCGGCGCCGGGACCATCGGCAAGCAGCGCATGATGCGCCCACTGGTGCGGGCTTTTGCCAACTGCTCGGCGTAGTAGCAGCCCTCGGTCGATACCTGAAATGCTTCTTCTGCAAAGCTTGGATATTCCTGCCACATCAGCGATTGGTCGCCGCTGAAGTCGCTTTCGCATGTCGCAACGTACCAGGCGCGTTGTCGGTCGCTCAGTTTCCTGAGTATCCTCGCCTCAACTGCGTTGAAGTATTTTTGATAAACCGGCGTGATCAACACACTAGCCGGGTCAATCTCATATCCTGGGTCTTCCCACCATGCCGAGAAGTGAAAGCGGTAATCTTTTTCGGTAAGTTTCGCGCGCTTCTCGTCCAGAGCGCGGGCACGCTCAGTCATTTCATAGAACGGGCCTTCTCTTCCTTCTCCCGTCGATTCAATAACCAGAATTCCCGTCTTCGGAACGGCCGGGATTGATCCCGTGACGACTTCCTTGGCCTTGTCTGGGTATTTCGCGCAAATCTTGCCGAATTCCGATACATGCAGGCGGTGTATTGTTCCGGAACGCATTGACGTAGCGACTCGAATACTCGAACCATTGTGGGCAAACAACAACTCGCTTTTGTTCTCGGTCGCCAGCGGCATCGCCTGGCGCAAAGAATCCGGAAGGTTGTCATAGGCAAATTTAACTTTGTCCCGGAAAATCTCTTCTGCTGCTTCGCGATTGTGGGCAATAATGCCGCAGCGCAATGGATTCTTTGAAAACAGTGCAGTGTCGAGCCATAGCATGCAGATTAGCGTCGTAAATCCCCGCTGCCTGGCCTTGAGGATAATATTTCTATACCAAAGCCTAGCCATAAACCGGGACTGTGCGCTGTTCGGTTTGAACTTGATAACAAGCCCGTCCTCGTCGTCATCGCCCTTGATGATTATTTTGTAAAGCCCAGACGATAGACGCCAGACCGGGTTATCCAGATTCGCCGCAAGCTCTGCTGCGGTCATCTCAGGCACAAGCGCGCTAATTTGGCTTTTCATCACGCGGACCGCACACGGAGGAACGATTTCCTCAACGCAGCAAGAATCCGCGACCAGCCCATGCGCTCTTTCCACTCCAGGCCATCAGCGACCACGCGGTAACAATCAACGCGGCGCGTTTTGAATAGGTCGATTCGATGCTCTACATCGCCGAAGTCATGGTCGACCACGATGATCGTGCGCCGGAGGTCAGGTAGAGTCACCGGGTAATCTGGCGCTTCGCCTTCCTCGCGCAATCGCGCCTTGGCCATCTTGGCGCTTTGACGGGTTCGGTTTCTGTAGGGCATACCTTGCACGCTCCGTATATTCTTTAGTTATGCCCCACCCACACCGGGGCGCAGGTGGGGCGGTTCTTCATTGCATCATTCCCTTCAGTTCCTTGCGCATGTCGGCAAGGTTGCCGCTGGCCAGTTGCACCATGCTCTCGCCGATACTGACCGCCATGTGCAACATGTTGTAATGCCGGGGCGCCAGTGCCATGTCCAGCGTAGTTTCGGAAATGGCTTCCAGGGCTCGGCGGCTATCGAGCCGGCGCGGGTTGCCGCATTCGCTGGTGTAGGCCACCCGACGTGCCAGATGTTCCCGGCACAGTTCGTAGGCGTCGTGCGCCATCACCCAGGCTTTGCGATTGATGGCCGTTTGAATCTCGCCGGGCAGCGGCACGCTGGGCGTGCTGTTGTCGGAAAGCATGACGGCGCGCAGGTCGAAGGCCGGGGCAGCCAGCGCCGGTTGCTGTAGGGCGTCGAAGGCGCGGATCATCTTTAGGTAAAAGGCCGGGCTGATCCAGTTGGCGTAGGCATAGACCAGTTCGCGGCAAACGTAGGTACCGCCCTTGCGTCCGTTGATGGTTTTGGTGGAACTCCTCATTTCTGAGGAGTTAATTTCGGCAACCAGTGCTTGCGTCTGATCGAGGCGCATGAAATTTGCGGGCTGCTGGTTCTTGTCGCCGCCGGCGGCAGCGTGCAGATCGTTGAGGGAATATAGGCCGTCAAGCTGACGGATGGCGGACGTGCCGATGGTGAGTGCATGCATGGTAAATCTCCTAACAAGCGGTTTGAGTTTTCCGCTTTCCCGCTTGCAATGCGGTGGGCGGAACCGTGCGGGTTTGCAAGACCGGGTTAGGACCGGCAGGGCTTTCGCCCTCCCGCACAGCCCGCCCATAAGGAGGCCATGCAACGGACGAAAAAATACCGCACTGGTGGCGGCTCGTCCGCCTAACTCCGGGCTTGCATTCCCGCCTGCCGTTGGTGCGGCATTGGCGCGAATGTAGTCTTGTGCAGTTCTCATGTCAACATCTCCATCGTCAGGCGCATAACAGCTCAATGCAAGCGACCGCAGGTAACCGGTCTTCCGCTACCGCATTGTTCCTGGTGGCTGCGGCGCTTGATCGAGGGCGTTAGCCACCACCAGAAACACTCCGGGCAATCCTTTTTGTCAGCGGGTAAATCTTCAGATCGCCCCATGTGTATACTTCGTAGCCGCGTTCTTTCTCAATCAGCTTTCGTGCCTCCGCTTCGTTCTTGGCGATGGCGAAAGCCAATCCGCTGGTATAGTCTGGCGAAAAATCAGTCCAAACAAATAGCCGCAGGGTGTTGGCTAACTTGTCATTCAACTCGGACGCCCCGCCACAGGCGCTGCTTTGGGTTTGTTGTTCGCTCATGCTCGTTGCTCCTTGTTTGGTTGTTCGTGCGTGTCGCCGGTTAATTCAGCGTTATGC